TTTAGGTTTAGGTAAGCCACGAGGATCTTCCTTGTCTTCAAACGATGCCGCTGCCTCTGCTCGCTTCTCAGCCTCAGAGTCGGCTCTCGATTTGACTAAGACATCACCCATGAAATCAATCCTCCCTTTCTCCTAAATTGTATTCCATTTGTCGGCCACAGGTACTGCACTTGTCTACCCACATGAAGTAGAGCATGCCGCAGTTTTTGCAGCGTGTGCCGGACCCGATGTTGAGGACATCACCAGCCTTCTTATTACGATTGCGCTGCTTCTTGGTTATACCTTGAAGCGGCTTGTCTTCGTTGAATACGGTGCCAGCCCCGTAGGACTCGGCCAACCGTATTCCTCGTTTCTGAAGGCGTTCGATGTCATCTAAGCCAAGAGTATTGTGAGACTCCATTTAGACACCTCAAGATGCCTTATAGAATACAACAACATAGGCGTTGCCTAATACATTGAGCATTTCGACTCCAACAACTGTATCTGCTGTAGCCGCATCGGTCACAGCGTCAAATCCAGCATTGATGGCTGTCTGTATTGCTGTAGCACCCGAAAAGTCCTTTGGAGTTAACGGGCCAATTACTTTTGCTTGTAGATTTGATAAGTTTGCCATTTAATCACTTCCTTCCTATTATCACACCTGTCACTTCGCCTGCAATTGTAGTGGTCGATGTGCCTGCTTGTTCATCTGCTTGCTTTAATGTTATGGTAGTACCAGCCCATTCCGCAAAAATAGGAACGCCTAATGGAAAAGGGTTATCGCCACTATCAAATGAACTAACTACAGCGGTAGAGATACTAATAGGGTTGACCACTACAGTGTAGACTTCGTTCATATATGTAGAAGCATCTAAGGTCATGGTTTCGTTCCCATCCCCTTTGAATGCAACTATTACTAAGCCGTTAATGTGAGTAGGGTTATCGAAAGTAACTGCCATCAGCCCTTCCTCCCTATTGCTATAAATTGACCTGCAGCAGTTGCACCTGCTGAAGATGATGCTCCACCGAACAATGTAACCGAAGTACCTGTATCGCCAGTAATGTAACAGCCATCAGGAGTGGGGATATTTACATTAGTAATACCTCCTAATCCATCATCTACTCCAATTGATGTAACTGGAGTGGTGGTGCTTTCTGCAATCATAATTTGTACACAATCGACTATCCTCATGTAAGGACTCAGGTCAATAGTTGTATCAGAGGCAGCATATGTGCCCCTAATCATAACCTGATCTCCAATGTTAATCGGCCTAGTTTCAAATGTAACTGCCATTATGCTCTCCTCCCGTATACCAGTATCTTGCCGTCACCGTTAGTATTTCCGGGGTCTAGGCCGTAACCCACTAGTGAAAAGCCCCTTCTATCGCCGGATACTACTGCTTGGGTTGGCATATTGATATTACCCGAAGTCTTCATGCTTTTATTGGTAGGTGCCTCAGTATTCATTACGATTACTGCATCAATAACTATACCGGGTACATCTGTGACTGGTCTCCCAGCCTCAGTATCTGCTGACAGATATGAGCCTGTCAGTATTATTCTGTCCCCGAGATAGATTGGCCTATTGTCAAAGGTTACCGCCAAGGTTCATCACCTCAGCGCTTTCCTATTGCAGACCAAATACCATCGTGTGCAGCACTTTCTGTGAAGTGAATTGTAGTACCTACAACCCCAATTGGGTTGGCCTGTTCACTTGCATTGGAAGGTGCAACAAAAGCCATAAGTACAGAACTTAGGTGTGAAGATACATCTATTGATGTGTCTCCGTTTTCCCAAGTTCCTGAAATTAATACTAAGTCACCAATTACATGAGTTCTGCTATCTATCGTTACTGCCATGATTATTCATCTCCTGATGATTCATCCACTGGGTCTTCGATTATAGTCTCTTCTACCGCTGCTTCTTGGACAACTGGCTCGGGCTCAGGCTCGGGCGCTGGAGGATTTAGTGTGTCCTCCACCAATCCGAGTAGTTTTGCCTTTGTAGCGTAACCACCGAATTCTGCACCCTTAGCCTTGAGCCAAGCGCTTATGTCTTTCTTTGTCCAACCTGCATCAGGAATACCATCATCACCCTCGTCTACTGTTACCCCAGCGTCACCCTTTACACTAATGCAAGGGTTCTTGTTGAGGTAATATCTGTATTCATCGACCCATGCTTGGCTAACTTCCCTAGTTTCGCCTCTGTAAATTTCAGAGCCGTCTTTGAGAATTTGATACCACTTAGGACCGTGAAAGGTAACTGTGGGCAAGTTTCCTCACCTCAAGCAGCGATAAAGGTCAAGTGAACTATATCGTTGTCACCAGCAACATCTAGTGTTATTGTACCTGCTTCCCAGTTTACGGTAAACGCTTTGTTTGTACCTGCTGCTTGTGAAATTACTCCCTCGTCAGGATCTTCATCGTTCCATGCCGAAAGGCAAGATAGGATATAATTCAAGTTTTCATCGTATGCATTGACATCGAATGTTGTTGTTGCATCTTCGTCAGTGCACTTTACACGAAGTGAAATTAGCCTTACCTGTCCCGGTGTTGCATTGCTACTTGAGTTAGTGGCTTGGAAACCTGTTAAAGCACCCGGATAAGTACCCGGTGCTGCAGTTCCGCTTAGCCACGCTGTGTTGTCCTCTGATGAACCTGCGGATAACGGGTAAACATTTGGTGCTCCTCCGTGTAGTCCGATGTCCAAAAAGGTGTGTTCTACTGTTAGATTACTGTGTGCCATATTTTTTCATCTCCTTATTATTAAATCTCCGCTAATCTCAAGACAAGTCTCGGATTGAACCCTGACCTCCAAAGAAAGTAGTCCAAACTTCACCCATTGTGCGGTAAAGTCCTTCCTGTCCTAGTCTGTTAATTGCGAATGGATCGCCAGTCTCGATACCGGACTCAAAGTATTGAGTTGGCTTCGCAGTACTGTAGTATAGGTAATCGGTGTCAAGCATGTAAATCTTGCTAATTCCACCGTCATCATCCATATCCTTTGTTGGAATGATTGGAACACCGTTGTATGTTGCGACAATAAATCCTGCCTCTACACCGGGTACACCCTTAACACCGTTGTATGTTGGTACAACGCGCTTCTCTTCCATGAACCTCTGTTGGCTCTGTAGAAGTTGCTGAATCCTCATTAGAGTGTCATATCCTGTTAGCATAACCTTTGGATTACCACCGCGCTCCCAAATTCGCTTGAATAGTTCATCGATGTGGTCTAGGCTCAATACTCTGTTAGTAGATGTGTTAGAAACAACATTGTTGCTACACTCAGCGTTAGACCAAGAGTTTGCACTAGCGTTTCTAGCAATGCTGTAAATATCCAAGTCACCAACAACTGATAGGTTATCGTGAGATGCGTTCATACCGGTAGTGGTTGTTGCATCTGCACTGTGTGCTGCTGTGATTCTGTCAAGAGATTCGATGTTGTTACCTGCTGGTGTGTCTACATCTTGTAGTAGCATCTTGTTAATCATCTCTGCGTGGTGCTTACCCATTTCTTCCTTTAGAACTGAGCGAATGTCGCCAAGTCCGTCATCCTTGTCATTCAAAAAGATTGCAACCTCAGACATGTCGAACGAGTGTGCGATTGTCTTTGGCTTTGCTGCAACATTTTGGAATGTTGGCTTAACTGTGTCAGGTAGTGTGCCGTTTTCTGCAATTCCACCGTGAATTGTACCGGAGTTTGCCTTTGCAGTTACGACTCTCCATCCACTGCGGTCCCAAGGCTTCTTAGGAAGGATAGAGAATGCGTTGAATTCTTGATTCAACTGAGACCATACCTTGCGTCCGTAGATTGCTTGGTATGTACCTGCTGTTGTGCTCAGCATAGGTGCGTCTGCTTTGAGAAGTTCGCTACCGGAGTAACCGAATCCCATGTTAGTTCCAGCGCCATAGTAGTAGCGCTCCATGTCTTGTACTGTTCGTGTATAATTTCGTGCCATTATTCATTCCTCCATTTAATTCCAAACCGTCCCTGCGAGGCTGTGTACTTCATCCCACGACATGTTTGCTAATTCCTGTGTAGAAGGTACTTCTACTGTGGAGTGGTTTGTTGATTTGCGGATTTCCGCTGTTGTGGAAGATCCGATGTTGTCGATTCTTTCACTTAGTTGTGAAATTGCCTTCTCGATGTTTGCGAGAGGGGCACGAGCGTCAAACTCTGCTGCTGCACGAGTCTGTGCTTCTGCTGTCAATTCCTTCTGCAAGCGCTCAGAGAACACATCGTTCAAGTTGTTCTTGAACTGCTGTTCTACTGCTGCTGCTTTGAAGACTGCGTATGCTTCTTCAATTTCAGTTGGAGAAACATTGTCAGGACTTAGGTAAGACTTAGCAACTTCACCGCCGCCACCTAGACCTGATTTGCCTAGTGCGTTTGCTGATGGTGAGCCACCTTCAGTTGCACGACCTGCTACTTGACCACTGTATTGTTCAGTAGGCCATTGTTCAGGGGTACTACCAAGGTTAGCCTTGCTAATGCCGTCAAAGTGTGCACGAGCAGCACCAGTGTCTACACCAGCAGATTTGAGAGTGTTCTCCATCCAGTCTAGGTATTCACTAGTGATAACATCGCTGTACTCTGACTTTTCCATGTCATCCTTGTACATCTTTTCTTCTTTTTCATCTTTTTTATCTTCTTCTTTATCTGCCATTTTATCGTCCTCGGCTAATTTTAGGCCTTCTTTATCATCTATATCGTCGTCATCTTCGTCGTCACGGTCTTCCAATGCTTCTGCCAAAGATTCCTCTTTGTCGCCATCTTTGTCCATGTCAAGAAAATCAGGTTTTTCCTTCTTTTCTCCCATGTCCATCATGCCCTTTTGTTCATCTTCTTTGTCCATGTTGTCCAACTGCTTAGATAATCGATCGATGACAGATGATAGTTCACCTAGTGCGTCTATATCGTTTGTCATAGTCGTATCCTCCTTCAGTATTCTAAAGGATGCTTCGGGATTAATCCCTTTTTCACAAATAGTAACTTCGTGAAGTTCTAACTTGGAAATCTCAGTATAGTTTCCATGCTTTGAATCGGATTTGTTAATGCGCTTAAACGCCTGTCCTCCGATACTAAACCCAGTTAGGTTACCCTTGCGAATTTCATTGGCTACTTCACGAGCCTTTTCGATGTCATCTCTTAGTTTGATGACAACGAACATGCCAGCGTCATCAACGCCGGACTTCCATAGTCTACCATCAGAGTCGGTGTAAGCCTTGATTACTTCACCGACTTGAATGTTTGAATGTGCTAACTGGACATTGCGGAAACCCTCTGCTTTCATAAAGTTACCAAAGGCATCCTTCAATGCTCCACGAGTAATCAAGTCACCCTGCTTGTCTACCATCTCTACAGATGCGTAGCCAGCAATAATTAGGTCATTAGATGACTTGACAATGGCAATGCTAGCGGGGTGTGCAGGGGTAGATGCCCTCAGTGCAGCCGCTGGTGCCATGCCGATAATTACACTGTTCATACTATTTAATAAGGTACGAAGGCCGCTTTGTCCTTATCTATAGACATTTCACCCTCTTCCTCATCATCAACAGGCTCTCGGTAACCCATTTTTTTATCCTTAAGTCTTTCTTTGTTATCGCGCTCTATATCCCTAGTGTCATGATCGGGCATAGTCTTAGAACCAACAAGACTAGTAGGTCCACTTGGAGATTCTATAGGTGTAGCATAGTCTATGCCAAGACCCATAGCGCCAGTGCTAGAATCTCCAACAGCGCCCACCCCTGACTTTAACATTGAAGATGCCAAACGCAAACTCTTCGCTAACAGACGCTTGACTTTCTTTTTGTGTTCAACTGCATCATCTATGTCGCTATCCCAAAAATTAGTATTCTTTACTTTCTTTGGAGGTATCAAAGGCTTAGCATCATTTTTAGATTCATGTACTTCTGCTTTAGACTCATCATCATACAATGATAAATCCGCCTTCAGCATAACCCCTGCCACAGAAGACCAAAATGGCCTTTGACTTTCTGACAGTCTAATTAACCAAGTATTATCTGCTTTAGGATTGAACATATACCATTCGCCATCTATTTCTGATGCACGGTAACTCACATCACCTGCATCCATCTTGATGACTATTCTATCCCCATCCCTGTCGATTTCATGCGGCCACATCGTAGGCTCTGACTTGGTAAACATCGAAAGTGTCTCTACACTAGACACACCTTCCCCTTCTGCTTCTCCTTTGATTTCATTACTATTGACAGTATAAATGTCAGCCCCTTCCGTATTTTCAGTAACAGAAATACTGTCTACATTTACTGTAACTATGTCACCGACCTCGTAACTATCTTTTGATTGGAATGATGTTCCTACATCCATATAGGTGTCGCCTTCATACTCAACAGCGCGATCTCCTAGTGAATCTTCATGCGTGATAGGACCAGTACCTAATCTATATGTGAAAGAGGATGTACCCTTTTTGTCAAGAACCATCAAATTAACATCTTGGCCTTCATCATACAATACCCACTTTGGATGGCGGCTTTCACCTTTCATGTAAGTAGAGTTAGCATCCCTTAACACCAATCGACTATGTTCCTTAAGCAAATCTTTGACTATGACTTCCAAACCAACATCATCAGTTAATCTCAAATTGTGAGCAGCCGGTAGCAAAACATTCTCTGTGCTTTCCATAGTACCTCTCAGAATCTTTATGCGCTCTTGCAAAGACATATCGTGAACACTACTATCATCATACTCAACGATATCTATGACATTGTATTCTTTACCTGCAAGCACGACATCAACAACAAAGTCCTTTTTAGATATCTTAGAGAAGTTTTTCTTGGTGTCATCATCAAGATCGAAATCACCTCTGACTGTAATCTTGTCATCCTTCTTTTCTACGAATGCCCTTGGTCCTTCGGGCATAGCAGATACAATCCAATCGCCACTGAATCCACGAAGATGTTCTAAATCCTCTAATTTGAATATACGGTGCATAGGTTGGAGGGTAGGATACTCACCATCTTTCTTAAGCAAAATGTCAGGGTTAGACAAAGATGCGAGTAAAATTGTAGCGTCCTCTTGTTTTCTTACCATTTGTCTACCACCTCCAAACATACTCTCATCAGCGTATGGTATTTTAGAATCCATGCTTGGACCCCATCTCGCCTCATATTCGTGGCCTACTTGCTTATACATAGGTCTTGTCAATGTTTTGCTCAAAAAATCGTAAGGTTCAACTTTTTCAAACCTAACCAA